CGGATCCTTTAAGGCTGACGATTTGCCCTATGTAATCATTGTAATCTTTAAAAAATTCAACATTGTTTAGCTCGTCTTTGTATACAAGCGATGGCTCTAATTGATAATTTTCTCTTGAAGTTGAAACATCCGGCAAGTAAACATCTGTCGACTTTGCTGCTTTTGCATATCTTCTTCCTACAAATGCATTGACTTTTTCAACCACACCCGGCTTGGTCATTTGATCCATAGTACTGCTTAAAAATTTCTTATTTACATCAGTTCTAAAGTACTTGGGTAAAAAGTCTGCTGAGCTTGTATTAGATGTACCGCCAACTGGAAGAGGAAAATCTGATTGATCGTTTTCGTATGCCATTAGTAAATAAAGCCTCCGGTATTAGTGCTGTTTGTTTCTACAGAACTCTGAAGTCCTGTTGTGTTAGATGTATAACCTGTGACCACAGTGCCTGTTGATCTTAATCTTTCTGCTGTAATTGCCGAAATTACTTCAACATCGTCAACTGTTGCACTGCTTATAAATATTTCGTCCGATTCTGCTTTTATTTCATGCAAGCTACCAAATGCGCTGTCTGAAGATCTAGGAACAATTACAATGCTGCTTAAATCAGGCGACAATTCTTTTATGATATAAGCCGACATTTCACTCCAATAAAATGTTTCGCCAAAGTCCCAATTATCCAATGAAAAATATTGATTTATAGCTGTTATAACACGAGATTTTAAGTCGTTGTCATTTACAACTCTTTCAGGATTTTTTACTATTTTAAAAATTGCTTGCATATTTGTATCACTTTTGCCGCCAAATAAAATTTTGTATCTAACAGGATGATAAATTATTTCATCACTTATTGATTTTATCGCATTAATTTCAGAACCGTAAGATCTATACAGTTGATCTGTGCTTGGAGGACTTGGCATTGAAGTTGTTGTTCCTGAAAGCCATTGTCTAAAATTACTGTCATATTGTTTAGTTAAAATAAAGGTGTCAATGATATTTGATGAGCTAGGATCTATGCGATTATTTTCATCGCTTGCATGTATGTATTGAAACTTTAATTCCGGTCTTCCAATATATGCATAATAGTCGTAAACCACAGTTAGTGTTCTTGACGATGTTGTTAATTGATAAAAACGATCTTCATCAATGACATAATAGATAGGGTTATTTTCAACCAGCATGTTTATATCATTTTTTCTAGCAACTGTTATTATGTTTTCAGTTGATGCATCAACATACACAACAAATTCGTTGTTGTTTATAATAACTTTTTCATTAAAAATGTAATTTGTTTGATTTACTATTTCTGTAAAAATCTGAGGATCATCTATTACACCATCATCGTCACTGTCAAAGAAAGTAACTTCGACTTTTTTACTGTCTACATATCCATCGCCGTCTCTGTAAACTCCTGAAATTTCCCAATTGAAATCTCTAGTAAAAGGAGATGTACCAGTACCAGTGTTTATATCATTGTTGATATTAAGTACAGTAATTTTGTCTTTGATGATTTTTCCAGATTTGCTATCAAATATTTTTTTATTATTGTCAAAATAAAATCTTATTTCGTTGTTGCTTTCAAATATATATCTTAATGTTCTATAGGTTACATCATATGCAGAACCAGTTGTTTCAAAAAGCACTATCCAGCTGCTGTCAAGAGATTGACCTGTTTCGTCACCTGCTAAACCTAGATTAAAATCGTCAAGCACATTAAGGTTGTCTTGAGTTACGACTTCCCAACTGCGTGTTTCTCTGTCGTATCTTAAGCCAAATGTTCTATATGCAAAAATTTGATCAACAATAGAAATTTTTATATCATCGGAAATTTCTTTGACAAACTTTGGCTTGACTAGAGTCAGTACAGAATTGTTAGGGACAATATCGTTAAAAATTATCGGTCCAAGTCCTGATGAAGCAACAGTTGTTCCGTCACCGGTTACACTTACTACTTTGACCCACTTATAGGACGTAGAATTTTTTGCATTAGCATTGGTTGTTAATGTTCCGTCAGGTAAAAAATAATAACCTGCAGGAGAAACAAACTTAATCATTGCTCCAGCCTCAATAAATCTCAATGGACCTTCGGTAAAATTGCCTACTTGGTATTTTATTGAGTTTTCATCGGAAAAATAACCAGTCGATCTATTTGTATCGGCTGTTACCTGTACCCATTTTAAATTTAATTCCACATAATTTTGATCAGGAAATTCCTTTAAATAAAAGCTTCTTACATTTGTTTCGCCGAGTATATCAGTGATTTTATTTTCAATTATGCTTTCAATGTCTGTACGAGTAACAAAAGTAAAATTGTCTTTTTTATCTTTGTATTCAGTATACAATATACCATCAGTTCCAAACAGATTGGTTTTGCTGTATTTTCCAGTAGCATCAATTAAATCGTAATATCTACTGATACCGCTCGAAGTTCTATTAACTGCTTTAACTTTGATAATATCTTGACTTATGCCCAACGGACCTATATTGTAATCTTCAGCTGTTATTAAACGATTTTGAGTATAATAGGTAGCAGGCGCATTGGTTTTGATGCTTTCAACTGTTTCAGTACTACTTGCATTATCTACTGCTGTTTTAAGTTCAAGTGTACAAGTAATGGTTTCTTTTCTACCAATTTTGCTTATATAAGGAATTCTAATTGCAACATTTTTTATACTTGCTGGAAGTATTGTATAATCTTTGTTTGCACTTGTTCTATAATATACTCTAAATTTTCCCTTAGGAAGATTGCCAAAAATACCATCGGAGAAAACAAGGCTTACTCTATCATCAACTCTAGTTAAAACACTGTAAATGTTTTTTATTTGTTTGTTTAAACTGTTGTAAACAATGTTGTTTCCTTCTACAGCAGAAACTTTGGTCCATAGTTCAGACTCGTTGTTTGAACTATCAAGACTGTACAGCCATATATCAGTATCGTTGATGTTTTGCACATCAATATCAATTTTTTGATTTGGAGTTGGAAAATCTACTAACAGATCATTTCTTTTCAGCGATCCTTGTCTAAAGTGCATGAAAAAGCCAGTTGAATTACTGGCTGCGCCTTGCCCGTTATCCCTATATAAAAACGAAAGTTGATTATTGGGCAGCGGCGGGTCTTCTACAATTTCTCCGTTTGATATAGTAGAACTAACTACTTCAAAATCAAAACTCTGGTTGTTAATAGGTTTAGAAAAAGCATATACAGGAATTCCAGTTGACGAAGATGAAAATCTATACTGTTCTGTTGGTATTCCACTAACTGTATCAAGTTTTATAGGTCTTCCAAAAGAATTTTGTATTGGCAACGCTGCATTAACAACTTTAATATATTGCTCAAACCAGTCTGGATTCACAGTATCGTTCCAGTTTATAGTTCTGTTGCTTAGGTTAAACCCATTCGAATCACTGACATTTTCTGTAGTGCTAACACTGGTGATTTTTAACAATCCATTGGCTGATTTATTTCTTGTTGGATTATAAGAAAGCAGTTGTGCTAATCTTAATACACTTTCTTTTCGTTCAGCTAATTCTAGGAAGTTTTCTCTAGCATTTAAATCAACTCTAAATGCTATATTTTGTCCTAAGAAAGCAATCATATCAATTAATGCTAGATATTCAGATGATTCTATGTAATCGTTAAAATCTTCTGGATAATTGGTTCTTAGATACGAAATCATTGTTCGACGCAAGGTGTCAAAATCGTAGCTTTTAAAATCGGCAAATTTAAAGCTTTGATAGACTTTTTTCCAATCTTCAGCAAGCAATAATCTGTTTTGTCTGTCAGTATAGGACATTAGCACTTTCCTCAGTTTATGTTGTATTTATGAGAATTAATAAGTGCGTAGTTTATTAAACAATGTTGTTATTTCTATCAAATCTAAATTGCAAGTATTCTGAAATACTATAATCTAGGTAGGTTAATTCACACTGTATCTGTATGCCAGATTCATAACTATCAACTATAATTTTGTCTACAGTTACCCTTGGATCATAATTGATAATTTCTGTTACATTTTTTACAATAGTTTCTTTTAAAGATTCTGTAAACGGTTCGTATAAAACATCCCACATGATTGTTCCGAAGCCGGGATTTTCTAACTTTTCACCTAGTCTGATATGGAAATGATTTACAATATCTTGTTTTATTAATCCAATATCAAAAAGCTTGTATTCTTTTGTATCTGGGTCGGTTGTGCTTATACCTTTATAGGTTCTACTTTCAACGGGTTTTACAACCACGTTTTGTGGCTGTATTTTTAAATTTTTATATAGATTTTTTTCTAACGAACTCATAGCAGTATATTTACCTTGTATTTATCGTTGGGCATCTGACGGGCGTATAAAACCTCTTGGTGTTGTTGTGACTGTTTGTACCTTGGGTGCTGTAATAGAAGCTGATGATGCTGCTGTCTGGGACGGTGCTGTGTAATTAGACAATTTTGGGCCATCTGGTGTCTCAACAACTTTATATTGCTGTGT